CGGACGGCAAGGATGACAGCGAGGAATACTGCTGTCTCCAGCTCAAACGTGAAACCATTTCCCATCGACGAAAACTTCTCCAAGTGCACCCACTTCTCACGAAACAGGGTGAAAGGAGATCGGAGCGAGTTTAGCAACTCAAACCAAGGTCGAGGGGTCACCAACTTAACCAAGTTGGTAGATATGGTATCGCTGGCATTCGAGAGATAGAGTGTAGCAAGTCGGCCATGCGTGCTGGCTTCACAGGCGACCCGCCTGTGAATGGCTTGCCCATGAGTAATGTCGATGTGCACATTCCTCTTGAGTGCGGTTCGAATAGCCCGGCCTACGCCGAGCTGGTAGAACAAATTGACGCTAGGTTCAATGGCTATGCCACGATCCTTCGTACAATCTTTAGCAACCGTTGTGAAGCGGTTGCCTCGCACAAACTCGGACTCTCGTCCATCAGCAGCACAGGCGTGAGCCCATGCAGTTCCGGACCACTGAAATACGTGGAACCAGAGTGCTGATGTGGTTAGAGTGGGTCGAGACGACATCTTATCGGGGACGGTGGTATACCTACCCTTGTCGCCATATGTCGCTCCTGGTCCAAACCGACCTTTTAGGTCAGAAGGGAGTTTTCCAAGCAACTTGCTCATTTCTTTCCGTGCCTCGGCAATCAGCCGAGCGCACGCACCTTCGGGGGTAGCAATCAAGCCGTTGTCACGGTCCAGTGCACCTTCGAGAAAGTGAATAGCAAGCCGCTCGTTGGAGCGGGCGCATTGCCGTTCTGCTAAGAGGAAGTTCTCCTCGGCAACCGCTTGGCGGTCAACCGTGGTGTCCAAACTCTCGCATTTCCGTATGAAGGATACGGCGGCGGCATCGCGGAAGTAATCCTCCGCTTTGTCATATGCGCTAGGACGAACTTTAATACTTACAAGTTCATCCCATCTCTGGCTCTTCACCAGCAGTTTTACGTGCTGGGCCAGAGGTGAGGCGAGTGCGTCCAGTAATGCGACGTACACCTTCTCCAGATCACCTGGTAAGGAGGTAGACATGAATTCCTTTGCGTTGTCAGTCCCTTAAGGACCGGCAGATCAGATGGCCGCGAAGCCTTCGATTGCTTGGGTTTTCACGTGGGTATGCGCGAACACATTGAGTGCCTGCGCGATGCCCTCCTGGACCGACGTCAGTGCCATGTTGGACGGGTTCGTGACGCTGAGCGACACGATCGTCTTGTTGGCGATGCTCTTGGAGCCGTCGGTTGCGGTGATGATCTCGGGGTACACCAGAATCGCCTCGACTCGGTTGACTGTGCCAACCTTGTTTTTGGACGACTTGATGCGCAGCTCCGGCTGATGTGCCAGGGCCGTTCCGAGGGTCGGTGCAAGCCACACGGCGGGAGTCCCGCCGGAGGCCGGGCGCACGGCGGTGTAAGTGACATCCGTCACACCATCGTACTTCTTGACCGTAATGTTGGTCTGTTGGGCCATAAAGGTCCCTTTCCTATAAGGAGTTAATAGTACTTCCCATTGAAGCTCGGAAACACATTCTGCCGGAAGGCAGTGCGCTTTTTGAACAAATGGGCGGCATTCTCATCGATCACTCGACGAGGGAACGCCTGCATGAGCAGACTAGCGGCAGCTAAACCGCGTCTGATACTCCAGGGCTTGGGAGTCCTGAAACGAATGGACGGACCAGTTCCGAGGTCCTTCCGGCGAAAGTTGCTTACTGCTTCGAGTACCCAGGTTTCATGACTCTCGTTTAAAGAGCCTTTCACCTTTGGCACTTCGTCAAAGTAGCCGCTTCCGCGGTACCGCGTAA